GCTGGTTTAAAGCCAAGTCTTTTTTGCAAAAATCTTCCCAATCGTTCTGCATACGTTTGTTCAAATCCTTCACTTGCGCCAATCATTATTTCTTTCGCATCTTGTTCTTTAGCCCACTTTATGTATTCCTCAAGCATCCTGAACGCTAAACGGGTTTTGCGATATTCCTTGTTGGTAAACACACCGTAATCACACGCCATTTTTTCTCTGGAGAAAATGTACGGGGTAATGTTGGCAAGAAACCCGGACACCACTTTGCCGTCTGCTTCCCCGACCCAGGCAAATCCATTTTTCATACAGTCAGCAACAGTGCCGATAAATACTTGGTCATCAAAGCTGATATCTTTGTATGCCCCTTCCTGTTGCATTTGCTTTGCAAGGGAAAGCACCGCGTCTATGTCCTCCGGCTGCATGGGCCTTATCAATTCCACTGCCCCGTAGAGTCGTAAACAAACAAGCCAGCAAGACCCCAGCCGGTGGGATCTAAATTAACCCCGTCAGCGTAGATCACATCCCCCTCCCGTGGTTTTTCCGGATACTCGTACAAGACTTCAAAACGGTTTTTGGAAAGGTTGTCGATAACGTAGGAGATCTTCTTAAACTCCTGATACATATACTGAGCAAGAAGTTCAGGATCGACTTTGCCTCTGGGCGGGGGGTTTGGGGTATATCGGACGATTTGGCGTTGGGTTTTATCTTCGTTCATCAGTAACTCTGACCACCCCTGTTGCCTTTGTTGATAATGTCTAACTGCATACCATGTAGTTTCCAGTCCACATCACCGTCTGATTCGACTTTTATTCCTAAGTATCGTCCTGTAGTGCGGCAAGGTACTTTGGACTGACTGTCAGGATTGAAGCTGATTGCACTGCCCCAAGAAATCGTGTCGTCTGCATCCATCGTGGAGGAAACATAAAAGTTCACACTGCCGGTGCAGCTTAATTTCGGATAGATGGCACGAAGTTGTTTTATCGCGTGGGCATCGTTTATGCCCTCAGAATTCATCGTATAACCTTCTCTGGAAATGTAGGAGGTCATATTTGTGCCATCTTCCGTGTTGCCGTAGTTGTCCCGGTATATTTTGGAATTACCTGGATCAACAAAGACTACGTTTAAGAGGTTGCTGTCGTAGTCGGAAGCGATTGCTTTCACACCGTAAGCCGCGTGGGAAATGTCGGGAAGGTCACGCAACGTAAAGGTGTTGGTAGACCAGTTCCAGATAATTGCTTTATCGCAATAGGTAGAGGAAGTGGTCGGGAAACACGCCATCATTTCCTTACGGGTGTAATCAGGGACAACAACGGATCTGTTGAAGTTCGTTCCAGAGAGGTTGTCCGTCAGATATCGGCGCAGTCTATTTGGTAAAAGTGGGTTTACCGTTCTTCCGTCCGTGGTGTAGAGGTCGGAGTTACCCATAAAGAACACACCACCCTCGTACTCTGCGGCACAGTTTTTGGAAAGACCGCCGATTGTGGAAGAGATAATGTCGAACGCGAAGATAAAGGGAGTGCCGACATACGACATAAGATATGTACTATCATTAAGAAAGTTATCACCTACCGGGATACCGTCTAACACTCTTCCGGGCGTTGCAGAGAGTTCATACTCACCGCTTGATTTCGTACCATCAGTCTCATCCCAAGAGGTTGGGACAGCCTGAGTCGCTGCCTCATGGCTCCACTTCACCAATCGGGAATAATTTACGGAGGACTTGGTAACGTCCATCGCAATCAAAAAGGTCTTGAACGAGCGCATGACCTCGCACTCTGTAGAGGCGGGCCAGTTGGAGAGATCCTGTAGCTTGGTAGAAGCAGACGCAGCGCCGGAAGTTAAGGGCCATTCCTGTGGGTCGTCTACCCCGTTGTCCAGAATTAGCACACCCCCTACAACACAAGCCGTCCATGACTTAACAGCAGTGGCAGAGTAATTTACGTCACTCCCGCCTGATTGCCTTGTTATGTTAGACCAAGAAGAGCCGTTATGTGCGTAGACTTTGTTTAATCCGGCGGCTATCCAGAAATAGTTAGATCCACTTTCTAACGGGAAAACAAAGTAAGGAACAATCGGACAGGAGGAGATAATTTCCTGGTAGCCGTCTACCTTCTTTATCGCGTTGTCTAGCGTTCTGACGTTGTTTCCGTCCGACCAAGCATTTTGGGGAAGCTGGTAGGAGGGAATGTCCTTGACTATTCCGAGTTCGCCAAGGTTCTCAATGTTTATTAGCGGCATTTATCTCTGCGAAATGTCCAGTTAAATGTACATTTAAGTGGCGTGAATCATCGCGGTAATCCCGCCTTTTTGATGACCTGTCATCACTGAGGCGCAGTCGGGAATTCCACCGCTCTCACATCATCAGCAGTTCGCAACCCTGCCGGAAGATCACGCAAGGCTTTGCGGTAGTCTCGCCATGCGGTGTCATCTTCCGTGGTTAGCGCGACATCTGCTACTTGCGTCCAGTCACTCGCGGCAAGCAGTTGGTTTCTGCGGGATCGAAGGTCAGCCATTGCACGATCAAACGCACCCGCGTTCCATGCCGCTTCTTCCGCTTCGCGTTGTGATATTTCTTCAGCGGTAAGTTCTACGCGCTGACCGTTTACTATTTTGTGCATATTTAACTTACTCCGAAAAGATATATGTTGCCTGAGAAGGTTGATGTTGTTGGCAAAAACTTAACCGCATCAACCGCGCTAGTGGTATTCAGATAACCCGAAACAAACAAGTTGAATGATGATGGATGCGTCGAATGTGCAAGTCCTCGCGCTGTAAAGTGTTTAACCTTCGACGTTGAACTTGGAGAATACAGGCTCATTTGAAAAACGACACACGCATCAGAACCCGAGTCGTTTGAAATAGTTATACCTTGGTCCGCGGTGGACTGCGCTAAATCTTTTTGGGGGTAATAGTCCAACCAATACGATGAGGCATCTTCATAATTAACATCCATAAAAACAGTTGTAGTTTTCACGACGTTGTAGTTTGATCCACCATCCGAACTGGCGTTAAAACCAAAATTTGAACTTGTACTCGCCTGTTTTATGTCAACGCCATAAAAAACATACTCGTCATAGGACGAATCAATCCCGCTGGTGAACTCCACACTTGCAGAGTTGGATGCCGTGGCTGATGAGATGAGTGTTAATTTTCCGCTCATGATGCCACCAACCCATATTGTTTTATTACGCCGTCAAATGTTCCTGTACTGCACTTAAATGACAACTCTGAAAGGGCGCTTGTGACATTGAAATAGCCAGCGCAGAAATGATTTTGCGTATAGTCACTTGCATGGTTTTCGTTAAAGTTTGAGTAAAAATGCTTCACATAGGTTGTTGATTGCGGATTAAAAAGAAATAACTCTCCCGCACAACTTTCGTCTGCTTCTGCTCCGACACTTATAGAAACATCCTGATAACCAGTGCCTTGCGCTTGATCGTTACTGCCCTCGTAAGTTAGTGCGCTTACGCTACCGCCTTCTTCGTGATACGCCTTGAAATATGTACTTGTGATTGTCTCGTTGTATCCACTTTGACCTGACGCATTTGCTTGAAACTGAAATTCTGCTGTTGCGGAAGGATGTATATCAATGCAAACAAACTTAAATATCTTGTAGCCAGTCAGATCAGTAAACTCGACACTGCTTGCGCCTGATGCTGTGGAGGTATTGAGTAGTTTCCAGTCGCTCATTTGATACCCCACATTTTTATCGTGCCGGAATTTATATTCACACCACTGTACCGGAACACAATATGATTAAGCGCACTGGTCGTGTTTGCGTAACCACCTATGTGCCATGTTTGCAATATGTCATCACTTCCATCGCCTATATAAGAGTTAGCCCTAGAGACATAGTGCTTCACATACGTCGATCCGGCAGGGTTGTACAGCGTAAGCGTTCCAGAGGTCGATTGGTCGGTGTCCGATGAATGTCCCGAACTTCCGATCTTCTGATCTGAGGTGCTTTGTGCGCGATCATTTGCAGTGCTGTAAGCAACTTCAGCGTGTATGGGGTTAGCCTCCCAGTTTGTAGAGTAAAAACTCGACGATGTTTTTGTTGCAGACGTTGAACCACCATCAGACGATAAATTCATAAAGAAATTTCGATTGTCGTAAGTGGTCTGGTCAATGTTGATCCAAGAGAACACCACTTGCTTGTAAGCAGTCGGCAACGTGAATTCGATAGATGCGTCATCACTTGCTGTCGCAGTGGACAACAACACGGCTGATCCTGTATCCGCACTTGCTCCAAACAGGGCTACTTTGTTTGCGCCTAGTGGCATCTACTTCATATCCAGTCCGGCAGCGAATCCGTAGTAGGTCGTGCCACCGTCAACAGTAGTAAATGTCAGAACATCCACACCCGCACTTGTAAGGGTCGGCGCAGTGCCTCCCGCCCAATCTACGCTTGCCGGGAAGTTCACCGTTTGCGATCCACCGTTAGTCAGGATCAACGTGAACGATCCCGCTTTACCGGATGCCGGGGGATTAGAGAAGGTAAAGGTATTGGCAGAGGTATCGACAGTCGCGGTGACTACGTTGCCATCCGTCAGGTCGATGTCTTGTGTGCCGCCACCAGTTGAGCCGATAGCGTTTACGTCCTCAGAATAGACCGCGATCTCTGTGTGCGATGAAGCGGTGCGGGGAGAGAGTTTGTCAGTTTTAACTTCGCTCATTTCGGATGTGCGTCCTTGACGCTTTCAATGTGGTCGAGCCATGTTCGGCTTCCGTTCACCGAATCCCAATACTGCATATCCAGTTGTTCAGCGATGGGGGCGTATGCTTCGGCTCTTGCTCTGGCGTAGGCTTTAGAGTCGTATTCGGCTTGCCATTCAGCGTGTGCGGTTTCGATCTCTGCTTCCGATGGTTGAGGGGATGCGCTGTTCCATTCCTTGATGTAAACGCCATCACCATCGTCTTGAAGGGAAAAATCAACTTCTGGAAGAAAGCCAAGTTTCTCCAATGCTTTGGTGGAAATCATAGTAATTTGAACCCTCCGAAATGAGGTATCTTTGGGCTTGAGGTAGGGATGGTTCCCGCACTACCGTTCGCTGTATTCAGTTGAACATAAACCTCAAGGTAATCAGCGGCAGATAATTCCATCACCGTTATCAAATTAACTGTATGCAATCGCGTATAGGTGTTCCCCCAAGAATCGTAAGTTTTCATATACGCCGAACCATTTTTATATATCCACGTCGATACATAGTTGAGATTGCTGTATGCACCACCATCAGGAATTACTTGGTAGAAAACTAAGTATTTCCCACCTTCTCCGCTTGGTACTGTCCACTTGTTATTGGTTGTATCAAAGTCGCCAGTGTTTGTTTCAAAAATAACGGTATCAAAATCAACCTTTGTGGTTACTCCATGCCCCACGCTAGACATTGTTGTAGACATATATGCCTCAAACGCCGGACTATTATTTCCACCAAACCCTGTTACCGTCGCTCCTGTTGCGTCTATCGTCGCGCCTGATGCAATGTCCAGTGTCGTGCCGGATGGGATCGAAACCGTTGAGCCAGTCGCGGCTGAGATGGAGTTGGTTTTTAGTAAACTGCTCATGATTTCAGCGCCTCAATTTCTGCGTCAGTCAGACCGAGATCGCGGAGTTTCTGATTCGCGGATTCTTTGTCTGCCTGTCGTTGCAGTTCTTCTGCCGTGGGTTCTGGTTCGGGTTCGGGGTCAGGCAAAACAAACGCGCCGTTGTATTCGCCACCGATCCTTGCGTTCTCATCTGCTTGGATCAGTTCACCGTCTGCGTGGTATTCCGACTCGCCATCCCATTCCACGATGTTTGTGACTAGGGAGTCTTTTACGATTGCGTATTTCATTTATTTGTACTCCCACACGATTACGATGCCGTCTGATCCTGAGCCGCTGTTTAAGCCGCTTGTTGCGCTACCTCCGCCTCCCGCGCCATAGCCTGTTGCATTTTTCAAAGCGACTGATGGCGCATACCCGCTCACTGTTGCGCCGTATCCCGCTATTCCGAGATGAGAACTTCCAAATTGACCAATATCCCGATATTCCGAAGAACTTGGCCCGCCTTGAATGTTTATGTCTCCGCCTGTTGCGGTTCCACCTGCCGAGCCTCGAAACGCGGTAGTTGCGTTATTTGGACTTCCCGCTGGGCCACCATTCCCGGTGACGGTATTTGTGCCGTCAGCCCAACTGCTGTTTCCTCCGGCATTTGGCGATCCAGCATTTGCGATACCCGCACCACCGGCTCCCACGGTTATGGTCGCGGTTGAGATTGATGACACATCCAAAAATTTCTTTGCGTAGCCACCACCTCCGCCAGTGTGTGCGTATTGATGCCCATTATCACTACTACCGCCGCCACCGCCACCTTGCACTTCCATGATTACTTTTGTAATCCCGCTTGGTCGCGTCCATGTACCTGATGAAGTGAAGGTCTGCACAGAGGCTAGACCCGAATCAAAACCAGACGTAGTGGCTGATGCGTGAACTGTAACTTGCGTTCCAGACCCGCCAAGAGTCAGCGTGGAACCGCTTTCCTTGTCGATTGCGTTAACGTTAATGGTACTCATAGCAACACCTTATTCTTCTTCCGGCGATTGTCAGCGGCGGATATAACCTGTAAGTTCCACGGAACATGAAGGCCGCG